TTGTTGAACCGAGGGAAGTTCATTAGCACCGCAAAGGAAGCAAAAAGCTGTACTCCCTCGACGAACCCTCCAAACATTGCTAACGTCTTTGCCACATCCTTGACAGTAGAAGTATTGAAAGACTGATAAGTCTCGTGCTTCGCTTTTAATTCGTCGTACTCCAAGAATTGCGCATAAGTTGACTCCGGCATACCAATGGTCTCGATGATCTGTGAGTAGCCATCGATGTGTACGTTCTCCATGTTAGCGAAAGAGGACAACATCATCTTAATCTCAGTGGGCCAAGTTAGTTGACCAAGACGAGTCTCTTCATTGTGACGGTATCACTGATCTTTTCAATGCGTTCGTCAAAGAGACTGGCTGCCTCACTAAAGGATTTAAAAGAGAAATCTACGACATCGCAGAAACAGTTGTTCGACAAGAGGACTGCTTTGTTGACCTTGCGTTCGAAGGTGGAGAGATCGAGGGACTTAGTTCAGAAGAACTTAAACATTACATACGATACATTTGTGATTTTAGACTCAGGAATCTCGGACTTAAATCGATATTTAGAACAGGTAGAAAACACCCACTTCCTTGGCTGACTCCGCTGTTGTCTGGTCCAGAGTTCAGTAATTTCTTTGAACAACGATCGACTGAATACAGTAAAGCCGCCACAAAAGGTGCATGGTCAGAAGTCTGGGAGAAATATGATACATAGTTTATTCATAGTTGGAATGATTTGCTTGTGTTGTCTTGCTTTTATTCATCCAATTCCCGATGAAGCGGGTGAAAGAGGTAACTGTTGGAATTAACCGATTTCGGACTTGCAACTCTAGCCGACAGGTATTATTGGGCCGATGAAAAAACTCCTGATGATCTTTTTAAACGTGTAGCTAATGCTTATGGTTCCAGTAGTGAGCATTCTGATAGAATGTTTGGGTATATGTCTAAACTTTACTTTATGCCTGCGACACCGATACTAAGTAATGGTGGGACTGACCGTGGCCTGCCAATCAGTTGCTTTTTGAACGTTGTTGAAGACTCAATGGAAGGGATCGTAGATACGTGGAACGAAAATGTCAATCTCTCTAAAAACGGCGGTGGCTTGGGGACATATTGGGGCAGCGTCCGTAGCATTGGAGAGACTGTTGGCCAGTCCGGAAGTACTAGTGGTGTTATCCCCTTCCTTAAGGTCAGTGATAGTCTCAGTCTCGCAATCAGTCAAGGAAGTTTACGACGCGGGTCCGCCGCTGTCTATCTAGACGTGCACCACCCAGAGGTACTTGAGTTTATCGAGATGCGTAAACCGACTGGGGACCTTAATCGTCGATCTCTAAACTTACACCACGGAATCAATCTTACGGATGCTTTTATGCAAGCCGTAGAAAGTGGTTCTAAGTTTAGCCTCATTAGTCCGAGAACAGGAAAGAGAGTTCGATCAGTTGATGCTCGTGAACTCTGGCAACGAATTCTTGAACTTCGCCTAGAAACGGGGGAGCCCTATCTTAACTTTATCGATACTGTTAACCGATCTCTTCCACAAGCACAAAAGGACTTAGGTCTTCATGTTCGTCAATCCAACCTTTGTACAGAGATTACCCTCCCAACTGATTCCCTTCGTACCTCTGCG